TCTCCAGTAGATTTTTTACTTTTACGACACACTCGGCTTCCGTTGCTCCTTTTATCATTATTCTGGCTTTATCTCTGATGCCAAATTTTGAAAGTCTAGCATTGCCTAAAACCGATTCTCCAATAATGCCATTGGAATCTAGTTCTCTTACCTCTATTTTTAATGTTATAATTGCTGCATGAGGTCTAGCCCTGACTGGTTCAATATCCTTTTCTACCCTGTTACGGATCAACTTTGAAAACATTGTTTCTCTCATACCGAAGGACGCTCCCCTGTTTTAACCCAGTGGGTTTGTTGCTCCGGTGTCATGGAAACTATTGCCCGATGACGTTCCCTTGTTTCTCTTTGCTTCTTTGACAATTCTGTATTAAGTTTGTCGTTAGCTCGTTTAGTTTCTAACTCATAGTTTCCCATTTTTGCGGTGTTTCTTTCTGCCTGCTGTGCGACGGTCGTAGGCTCTCCCCTAATAATAATACTCGGAGCATTGATGTATATTTTTTTTAATGTTTCTTGTTCGCATATGGGACATGTGTGAGTCTGAGGTGCATCATGTCGCTGAACCATCTCTATATGATAAGCACATGGCTCACATTCAAAGTCGTATGTTGGCATATCGTTTCCTTGTTCCTGTTCAATAAAAAGGGGGGTACTGTATTATAGATACAAGTAACCCCCGAAGCACATCTTTTGGTTATTTTAGCCTATTTAAGACTCTTGATATGATTTTGTTTCTAACAATGTCTTCTGACGATAGGTAGCAAATTCCAACCCCTTCTAAGTCTTCCAGCCTGTCCATGCAAGACTGCAAACCGCTTGACTCGTCGGAGTGACCGCCTCTTAGATCTGTTTGGTCCAAGTCTCCGTTTATAACGGCTTTTGAGGCGATTCCAATTCTGGTCATAAACATCTTAATCTGTTCGTAAGTCGCGTTTTGTGCCTCATCTAGAATCATAAAGGAATTATGAAAGTTTCTTCCACGCATATATTCTAGTGGACAAACTTCAATTTGATTTGTGGCCCGCATAGAATTGTACGTTTCCCTTCCTAGGTACAACTTCATTTCTTCGATGATCGGAACCATGTAAGGATGAACTTTCTCATTCATCGAACCGGGCAAAAACCCCAAGCCTCTTCCAGACTCAATAACTGGCCTAGATACAACTATTTTATCAATCTTCTCACCTAGCATGTACTCACAAGCCATACCTACCGCAACCGCCGTCTTACCAGAACCGGCTGGGCCACTACAAAACGTAAGATCGTTTTCGGATATTTCGTCTATGTAGTCATATTGATTTTCACTTTTTGGTTTAAGTTTTTTTCTTGCTGGCCTAATGGGTTGCTTTTGCTTGTTGTTTCTCTTTTTCGATCCGGTTCGCTTAACCATTTTAGCACCTTAGTAAGTGTCAGAGGGTGAAAATTCCTGAATAGTGGAGTCCTTTACTAGAAATACTTCGTTATTATTTTTGTATGTTAGGGTTGCTGTCACATTGCCGCCCCCGACTGCTCCATCCGAAAAGGAAAAATCAGTCAAGAAGTTCTTGGAACCCAAGTTCCACTGCCAATAATTTGAGTTATTAACTGGATCTTTTGCTAAAATTCTAATTTCTCTATCAGCCTTATTGTTGCCTTGAAACTGTTTAGCAAAGTAGGCATACAGATCCGATCCGGTGTTAGTTGTTCCGTAGGAGCTAAAATGAGTGTCTGTAACCAAGTGATCGAATTTTGTTATCGGTGGCTGAATAGCCGATGGATTGGCATCCGAGGTGGTTTGCGTATTAGAGTTGATGTAATTGTCTCTAACGATACCTTCAAATGTGCATGTCACCTCGACTGGAAAATCTAGTATTTTATACTGATTTATTTTTGTTTCCCCTTCCTCATCAGGTGTTCCCGCAGTTTGTGCAGCTTCGCTGCTATAAACATCGCTGCCACTCCACTGTCCAAATTCCTGTAATTCTCTGATATTAAAGTTTATGTCAATGTTAACAGAAGTTATTCCAAGTATAGGTATTCCATCCTTATTTGTGCCGAGGTTAAACAACTCCTGAACTTCCAAAGGTAGCCAAGCTAATGGGTTTGGATTTGCTGGCGTATGAGGAACTACGTCAGGATTTAACACAATATCTTTTGCAGACAGCGTTTTTCCAGATCTGGGTAGCGGTATTCCAACAGGGGTTGCTGTTGGGTCTAGATCTTCAAAAAGTAGCGGATCTGTAACTAAGTCTTGCTCGTAGTATTCTGCGGTCAGGGATATTGACTCTGTTACTGACCCATCAACACCCATATCATACGATAGAGAGTTTAGCACAGCACTTCTGTAGGTTATAGTTCTACATTCGCCCGTTGTTGCCGGTGGATCTTCCCTCGGAGGAAATACCCCATCTATATTAGAAACTTCGTCCCTACCATAAACAACGGTTATATCGTAATATCTCAGCTTTCCATTTCCAACACCTATCCCGTTAGTAATGTTTGCGATATGTGCAGTTTCGTATGTCGATTGACCAGAGGTGTTGTAAAAAAAATCACCCTCACCGCTACGTGGTGGTGCGTCTGTCATAGAACTAAGCACTCTGGTTATTTCAATCTGGTACTTAGTTTTTCCATACTTTAATGTATTTTGAGTAATCTGACCGTAGGACGGAATTTCCTCTAGAGAAATCTCTCTAGATACGTTCACATCCTGAACGCCGTTCAAAAACAAGTGGTCAGCAATAGTGGTAGTCAAAGGATCGCCAGCACCAATCGCGGTTTTATAAAAAACCGCTTGGTTAAAATAGGCTATTCTGTCGTTAAATGGTGATGTGTATGCCATTAATAAGTTTCTCCTTTACTTATAGTACACATTTCAATCACCATCTTTAACAAAAACTCCATCAACCATCACGCCTTTCCTGTCTTTAATGTCCAGCCAAGCCTGTGCCAAACATTCGCAAATGCTGAGTCCGTTTCGCTCTGCGATATTGATAAGAACCACTAGCATATCGCCAATGTCGTCCGAAACAGACTTTCCTTTGCAAATACTATCCGACAGTTCACCGGCTTCCTGTATTAGTTTGCAAAACTGATCCTTGTCTGTCGAACCTTCAATCAAATTACGCTCGCGATGCCACTTAGTGATATTCTCAATCAGTGTTTTAGTTCCTGCGTTTTTATTGATTGAATTATGGCTTTTATCAAGCATTTCCATTCTAACCACATGGTCCTGACACTCAGGAAGATTGTTACAGCATCCCATTATTTTTCCTTCTTAAATTTAAAGTGAATTTTTTCCAAGTTAATTGTCACAAAAACCTCGTCACCAACCTCTTGAACAGATGTACTATCAGTAACAGCTTTTACTACTTTTGATACGCCTTTGAGCATGTCGTCTGTGATACCGTACTTGCTCAATATATTATCAACAAAACTGTCTACAATGCCACCAAATCTTTCATCTTTACTCACAATAAATCCCCTAGGTCCATGTCATCCAAATCGTTTTTACTAGCACCAATCTTGTAGCTAGTAATCTCATGCTCTTGTGGAGCTACCTGAACGCTTTCGCTGCTCATCCAGTGGCTAGTCCATCCAGCAATAGGATTCTTTCCTACGTTGTCGTATGGTAGTCCTATGGTCTTTCTCCTGCTCATACAAAGCCAGTCAATGTACTGGTGTAAAACCTGTTCGTTGAGTCCTAAAATGGAACCATTTTGGAACAGATAAGAGGCCCATTCTTTTTCTTCTTTAGCTGCGTTTTCAAACATTTGGCAGGCTGCCTCTTGGCACTCTTCGGCAACCTTTAAAAACCCTTCATCTTCCTGCTTGTGGAGAATTTTTAATATCGCTTGAGTGTTTGCCAGATGCAAAGCCTCGTCACGCTTGATAAGTTTTATGATATCAGCATTGCCAACCATTTTCTTATTCTCTGCGAAAGCAAAGCTGCAAACAAAGCTAACATAGAACCTTACAGCCTCAAGGATGTTAATGCTGACAACAGACATGTAAATCTGCTTTTTTAAATCAGCTTTAGACGATGTTGAACAAGCCATGCCCATCAGGTTATTGTAGTCCTGAATAGCTGACCTTGCCCGTTTCATTATCTCTTTGTCTTCATAGATTCCGTCAAACACCTCTGAGCTGTCTGCATATACGTTTTGAATTACATAGCTGTAACTTTGAGAGTGGATTTTTTCAAAGAATTGCCAAGTCATCAAGCAGGCTTCTAGCTCGGAGTTGGTAACAAATTCTAACAGAGTAGGAACACCTCTACAGATAACACTGTCTAGCATTGTCTGGTATTTTAGGTTTGAGGTGAAAATAAACTTCTCATTTTCTGACAATTCCTTAAAGTCAGAACGGTCTTTTTTTAGCTCGATTTCTTCTGGTCGCCAAAAGTTCATCATTTGCTTGCTGTCAAGATCCTTGAATACAGGATACTTGATTTGGTCATAGCGTTGAACCCCTAAGTCTTTGCCAAGAAAAAGAGGCTGGGTCATAGGGTCTACGTTCTTGGTATTAAAAATGGTTTTCATTTATCTCACTTATAAAAATGTCTAAGGACTTAGGGCTATCAAAATGATTAAAGCTAAAATTATTGAAGTAATTAAAATTGTTATGGGCCAGTAGTGGATTGCATACATTACACCAATCGCAATCAACATAAGTATTTGAATCCACCAAGGCATATATTTTCCGCCGTTACTCATCGGCAAACTCGTTAATATGTTCCCTGATTTGTATGCCCTCGTCTAATAACTTCTCATATTCCTCGTCCGTCATGTTTGGTAATGCAACTGTACGCTCTTCCCATCCATAGTCACCTCTAGCAACTCTAATCCTTTCTTTAACCACAGTACCAACCTTAATAACCTCATGCTCTACATTGTCTATCTTTGCTTCCATCCCATCAAACTTGTTTCCGACCCAGTTATATCCAACCCAAAAAAGAGCTAAGAAAACTCCAGACGCAAGCAGGTTTCTCCAAACCCACACGGCAGCTTTAGATATTTTCTTTTCCTTATCTGATAACTCACTCATATTGCACATGCTCCCGATTCGCAACCCATATCCTTTTCGGTATCACCATCGCCGTCAGGTGTGTTGCAGTAATAAAAATTCTTTAGCCCGTATTTATATCCGTAAATTTGATCCTTAATTAACACACTTAGTGGAATATTTCCATCTTCGTAATGAGAGTAATTGTAGTAAAGATTTGTACTCATACTCATGTCTACGAATTTTTGAATTACCGCAGCTACGTCCATTAAGTCGCGGTTCTGATCCATTTCCCACGCCATAGTGTAATACTTTCTACGCAAGTGGTAGTTAGGCACTAGCTGTTTCAAAACACCGTTCTTTGCCTTTTTTGATATCAGCAAGGATCTGACCGGTTCAATTCCATTTGTACTGTTTTGAATAACGGAGCTAGACTCGCAAGGCATAATAGCAGAGAGAGTAGAGTGACGCAGACCGTGTTCTTTAATCCTTTCACGTAAACCTTCCCAGTCCATGTTGTAATTCGGTTTGATTAATTCGTCAACTTCTTTCTTGTACCAGTCGATAGGTAGTAGTCCTTTTGAATACTTGGTATCACCGAAGTGTTTACAGGGGCCTAACTCTTCTGCCAACTCACAACTAGCATTAAGTAGGTTCCACTGAATCTGCTCCATAGTCTCATGTACCAGTTCAAGCGATTCGTGACCGTATCTTAGTTTATTCTTTGCTAGGAATCCGGCAAGGTTAGTGACTCCTATTCCTAATGATCTGCGGTTCTTGGTAAAGTTCTCACCGGCAACAAAGGGATAGTCCTGATAGTCAATGACGGCCTCTAATGTTCTTACCGCCATTCGACACGCTTCTTCGATATCTTTCTCGCTAGAAAGTTCCAGAAGATTCAGTGCTGACAGAATACAGATCCCAATCTCTCCCTCTTTGTCATCAATAGATTTTATTGGAACCGTAGGATGAATAATTTCTTGACAAAGGTTTGACATACGGCAAGGAATATCCCACGATCCGTGTGCATTGGCTGAGTCAATATTCATGCTGTAAATACGACCAGTCTCTAATCTCTCGCGGGCGTAGATTTGTGCTAGTTGTCGTGCTGGTATTTTCTTTTTAAACTTTAGAGATCTTTTTGCTTCGTACTTTATATAAAGTTCTTCAAATTTTTCGTTATCACCAAACGCTTCGTACAAACCTTTTGCCTCATGAGGACTAAACAGCGTAATGTCCTCATTGGCGATAAGTCGGTCGTAGAACAATTTGCAAAACTGAACGCTGTAATCTAGCTTTCTGACTCTGTTATCGTCAGTTCCGGCGTTATTCTTTAGTACAAGGATGTCCTCGATCTCGTAATGCCAAAAAGGAACATGGACAGTAGCAGATCCGCCACGTAGTCCGTTCTGGGACGTTGACTTAACAGCCGATTCAAAGTTCTTTAAGTATGGAATCAGCCCTGTGTGGATGACCTCGCCGCCTCTGATCGGGCTATTGATTGGTCGCATACGTCCGATATTAAGGCCAATTCCCGCCCGTCTTGCTGTATATTTGCCAACAGCATGGATACTGCTAAAAATAGCGTCCAGATTATCATCAACATCAACCAGAACACAACTAGAAAACTGACGTATGTTAGTGCGAACCCCCGCCATAATAGGAGTAGGGAGATTGATTTTAAAAGTCGAATAACAGTCATAAGCCCTTTTTACCTCTCCAACAGAATTAAACAAGCACATGGCAATACACATGTAAGCAAATTGTGGTGTTTCATAAATCTGGCCTGTGCTTCTATTCTTTACTAAATATTTGTCAATCATTTGCTGCAAGCCAGCGTATGTGAAGTTGTCATCGCGTGAGTGGTTGATGTACTTACCAAGAGAGTCAATCTGTTCCTCTGTCCACTTTTTCTCCATTGACGGATCGTAAACACCTTCGTCTACGTTTTTTCTGATATAGTTAAGAAAATCTGGAACGTCTTTAACCTGCCAAACCTGTTTTCTTAATTGCATATTTAACAGCCTAGCTGCAACATACTGGTAGTTTGGATTCTCTTTAGAAATAAGATCGTTAGCTGACTTAATCAATACGTTGTGAATATCTTCTGTTTCTATTTTGTCGTACAGTGACAAATTTGCATTCATTTCAATATCAGAAAAGGATACTCCATTTATCCCTTTCGTCGCCCACTGTACGACTTTGTGAATTTTCTCTACGGAGAAATCTTCTAGTGTTTTATCTCTTTTGGTTACTTTCATTTTTGTCCCTGTGTTTCAATGATGTGCCTGCTTATCATTATACACTATTGGGAAGTAAAAGTCAAGCCCAAAATAGTAAAAACTCTATTTTTTTACAGCCTGTCAATCCTATCAATCAGGTCTGAAAATTTATCGTTTACCTGCTGACCTAAATTTTTGTTTTCGTTGATTGAAATCTTTACATCATTGATGTTTTTATTAACTTCATCAATTTTGCAATCAAGATTTTCTACCTTGCCTTCAACGCTGTCAATTCTGGTCATTATGGACTCGTTTACTCTTTGCTCTAACACGATTAATTGCTTTCCTTGTTGAATAAGAGTGTATACAACCCATGAAAAAACAGGTATCGCAAACATTCCAACAACCTCTGTGACGTTGCGGATTAATGCCCATGTTTCGTTCATTGAATTCTCTACCAGAAACGGTTATTAAACTAAAAGTAGGACTCGTCCACACCGAACGAGTCCTACGCCTAAACAACTAACACGAATTACATACCCGTAATAGGTTTGTAATCGTAGAAGTCTCCGCTTGTGGCGAAGTTAAGATCAACAAAGTCAACCTTCATAACAAGTGAACCGGGAACTGCTCTAGTCGGGTTAGCAGCAGCATCGCTGTTAGCCGAAGTAGATCCAGTCGTAGGATCAAGCATGTCGCTATCTGTTAAAGTCGCAGGAACTTCTGCTTCATCACCAGCAGCGTTAAGCCAGTTTAGTCGGGAAGGAATCTTAGTACCGTCATCAAGAACACCCATGAACGAGAACTCGTTAGCTCTCCATTTAGCAAGAAGTCTAACACCGAAGTCGTGCTTGAATCTTGCGATGGTTGAACGATCAGATGGATTACTAGGAATAAGAACCGCATCTGTTGCCACACCAGAAATCGTTGTACTGATTGTACGAATAACGTACTGACCAGCTTCCTGATAAGCAAATGTTCCACCAGAAAGAATTTTCTGAGTACCGTAAATACCTCCCGTTGGGGCGGCAGGATATGCTCTTTCGACAACGCCGTAAGATTTTAAAGTATCATCAACAGCGTCTTTGAGCAAAAACGCTTTCGTAATAACGGAACCAACAATTCCGTTTCCAAGTAGAGTACCACCTTGTTGTTGTGCTGAGAACGCACCGCCAGTGGTATTTTTAAGATAGTTTGCCGAAGCACCGGGAACAGCCATAGGAATCTCCTAAGAGTAAAAAAGTTAATTTTCCAAATTATCCAATAATAGCTGTCCGGTTCCTAGCTTACTATACACAATTTGTCAGACTTCGCAAGAACTTTTACAAATGTTTATTGCATTTTTTAATCTACGTCTTGCAGTTTCCCTGCTATATCCGTTAATTTTACCAATCTCTTTCATTGTTAAGTTTTGATAAAATCTTTGGTCGATTATGTGTCTTACATCTTCTGGCAGTCCAGAGGTGATGTCTGTGTACTCCATGTAAATTTCGGCCTTGTAGTCATTCTTTTCAATGGTTGAGCAGTTGTACTCTACCTTTTTCTTTTTGACCTTATTTTTAAGTGCGAAAGAAAGCTGACTATAAAGAAAAGATGTAAATTTAGATTTACTCTCGTCATGCTTTTCGATACATTTCCACAACGTGTTCATTTTTATAGATTCAATTTCGTCTAGGTCAATATTTCTTCTGTACCTATTGGCAACTTTATTCATAATGTTTGAAACATTAGAGTCGTTCCACTTGGTAGTAAATGCTTCACTAATATCAATATTATCCATGTTTTCCTCTCAAAATTATGCCGCCACGCGACTGCTTTAGTTCTACGAGTTTGTTCAGCCTTTCCATATATTGCTGATCTAGCTCGTCCGATACAACGTAATCCAAATTTCCATTAATGCTGACCAGTATCGACCAGTATTTTTGGTTCTCAAGTTGTTTTTTTACTAGGTCAACGGTTGCTCTGACCTCATCTGTCATTACTTCTTGCTCTGTGTAAACACAAAGTTTGTTTTCTATATCGCACCGCACCTCATTAAATTTAAACTGCAAAGCCGATACGCCAATGAAAAACGAATAGCGATCCATTATCTTTAAGCAGGCGACACCCGGAATTTCCATTAGGTCTTTTTTAACTTCTTCTGTTATTTCAAAATTTGCCTGACCAATCCAGCAATCCCACCTGTCTGACGGTTTAAACATCGAATCAACGGAGTATACACCTATAGGAGTTTGAATTGCTCCCACAACGGTCCTGAACGGAAGTGGAGTTATTTCCTGCCCCTCGTCTTCCATTGCACCAACTAATTCCTCCATCATATTAAAGTCAGCAGCCATAGAAACTATATGCTGTTCTGACATTGCGTTCCAGCTTTTCCAAATTATACTTTTTGGCTTTACCATGATCTGACCTCATATAGTGTAAGCGGATTTATCAGGAGACACTACAGGCTTGCTTTTAGTTTCTTCATAGGGAGCCTCGTTACCTGATTGATTAACCAATTTCAGAAAAGACTCAAACTCAAGCTCTGTATTATTTAATACGCATTGTTCTTTCATTTTTGACAAAATAACATCCCCGTACCCATTAACACAGACTTCGTAAAATATTTGAGATAGTGCAAGTATCCCTTCTTCGCCTTCTTTCCAGTCCATATTATACTGTACGCTTCCGAGTTTGTCAATCCAAATTAGCAAATTTGCTAAAACTTCTTCGCTACCGTCCGCTTGCAAGTCTTGGGATTTCTCTGATGCACTGTCCATATTTTTCCTCTAAAAGTATACTTTCTAATGGTTTGAGTTTGTAGCCATTTCTACCACATATGATGTCCCTTTGAACAGATGCACAATAAATAGCTTCTACAACGGAGGGACTCGCTTTTACAAGTGCTTTTAAACGCGGAGCTAAAAAATCACAATGAACATTACAAACCTCAGAACATAAAGAAAGCAAACAATCTTCTACGCTACCAGCAGAAATATACCTGCTAGGAAACAAACCATCCCGCGATACAATAGTATTAACGGTGGGTATGACCCCGCCCGCTATGTCGGGCATTTCAAGGATTATTAGCGTTATCTTGGTTTTCATTAACACTTGTCTCCATTTGTTTTTTAAGCCGTTCAGCGTCTTGCAGAATATTTGAGTTTGCATTATACCGCCGAATACATTCCTCAAGTCTCTCTAGTGCATCTTCCATTGTGGGATCAGCGAGTATGCTATTTATATCAAAAAGATTTTTATCAAATTTCGCTTTTACTTTTGAAATAAGTACGTCAACAATGTTCATATTTTTCCTAATTAGCTAATGCGTATGCTAGTCCACTAAAGTCGTTTGAAAGGCTTTCCTTTTGTTTTTGAGAAACAACGGCGTTTTTTACACCTATTGATTCTTTAAAAAGTTCCTCAATGCCGTCTGCGTAACCATCGTACTTACCCGCCAAGCTGGTTCCAAACTCGCTTTCAGCAGCTAGTACGTATATGTCGTTTACCTGTTGTCCTTTGCAATCCCAGTCCTCCACCCTTTCGGAAAAAACCATATTAAATATCGCCAGTTGTAACCTATCATCCTTATCGGTTACAAGACTGGCAATACTTGAAACATTTTCCAAAGTGGCGGTGTCAGGTTTAGGAATATCTAAAGCTGGAACAGTTGGTAGGGGGATGTTTGGAATATTGTTCTGAATGGAATCCCAAAAGAATCCCACCAAAATTAGACAAACTCCAAGCATAGCTCTAATATTATTCGTCATCAGTTTCTACCTCATCTTCTCTTGCTGTAATTAGTAATGGGAAAACCTCATCCAATTTTTTGCAAGCGTCCCAGAGTTTTCTTTCTTCACAACTCTCCATTAGTCGCTCCCACTGTCTAACAATTTGAGTTAGATTTGGCGGACCTGTCACATCTACAACAGGATCGGGAGTAGGTTTTGGTTTTGGTTTTACATCATCCCATGATGGAATCTTGTCCTTAACATTTTCCCACAAAAGCGGAAAGACAAGAACTGCCCCAAGACCTAGAAAAATCCACTGAATAACACTTACCTCGCTTAGAAATTCCATCCTAAAACCCTCTTAATTACTTTGTTTCTCTAACAGTGTCACCGATTACCCAAGCGACAACGATTGTCACAATTCCGAGCATCTGCTCTTGATTCAATTCAACGCCTAGAACATCTGCGGCTACCACGCTTACAAGACCGATAGCACTAACCCAGAAACGTCTAGAACTTAACAGTGATTTCCACTTACTCATAATTTATCTCCTAACAATAACTATTGTTAACAATCAGGGGTCAGTCATTTTCTTCCGAAGAGGCGACCACCAAAAACTCCTCTTCGACTTTTATTGTATGATTTTGTAGGTGCTGGTGAGTGAGAAGGTGATTCGGGTTCTGGACAATACTCTGCGTCCCCCGAACCGTGATAAGGACACGGTGAAACGTGACCATCTCCTTGGACTATTTTTCCAGTACCCTTACAAATGCACTTTTTAACATCGGGATCTGGCCCAGACGGAACAATCGGCTTTGGATCGGGTTCTGGTTCAACTTTTAAAACTTCTCTTTCAGCCTCTAAAAAACTCTCTGTCGTTCCCTCTATTATACTTTGTATTTCGTCATTTGTCAACCCTGAACTTGAGAATTGTTCAGAATTTGTAAAATAAACAAATGAAAGTACAGCAACTACGCCTATTACGGCTCTTTGTTTTATGCTCATTAGAAAACCCTTTCAATAGTGTACTTAATGTCTCTTGCTGGAAACCCGTTAAACTTGCTAAAGACCCAAGCCCCGCCACCAGCAAGCATACCGCGAGCATCTTTTTCTCTAATCCAAAAGCTTCCATCGGGTTGACCGTGGCTCTTTGGTCCGCTATTCCATTTACCCCAACTGTTCTGTACTAAAAATAACGTTTCATTAAGTACCTTGCGAGTGTCATCACAGGCAATCCAAGCCATAGCATGATTCCAACCCTTAGATCTTTTAGCGATACCATTGCTATCCCTTCTAGAAGAAAAGCCGTACCCAGAACATACAGAAAGAGCATAACCATTAGCCAAAGCATCTCTAGCCTCTTCTACAGTTCTCACGTTTGATATTGTTGTTACTTGGTGCTTTTTTGCTTCCGTCTTGTAAACACTATCTGGAATTTTATGTTTTGCACCAATACTAGAGTCGTAAACGGATAAATCTATGGCCCCATAGTCTTTTCTAATTAAAACGCCACCAGCATCGTTGACATACCTTGCCGCACCAGAGCAACTCATTCCCTGCCCTTTGTGCCCTCTGTACTGATAAATTCCCTCTGTAGCACCTCTAGCAAGCCAAGCCTCTCTTTCTCCTTTTTCGAGAATCTCAACAGCTCTAGTAATGTCTATAGCATTTCTGGTGGAGTGAGAAACGCAGTCGCCAGTAGTTTGTCTTTCACTGGGGCCAAACCCATCATCAAATTCTTCTACACACTTAAACGGAAGACTGAGTAAACCCTCGCCCGATCCGAA